TGGCCCCAAAGCGAATACAGTCGTCGGTGTCTCGTTCGGTGGAGGGGTTGTGAGACCTGCGGACGAGGTTAGCGCGGTAGCCTACTTTTGGCTTCGCGTGAGCTTCGACCTTGCGGAAGACCACCTTAACCCGTTCGGATGAACACCCTGAGAGAAAGGACATCACATGGCCCTGAATACGAACGCCACCCCCAACTACACGCTCGGTCGCGGCAAGGTCTACTTTGCCCGCTTCGTGAGCGGTCAGACCCCCGGCCCGTTCCGCTACATCGGCAACACGCCCGAGTTCAACCTGACCATCGAATCGGAAACCCTGGACCACTTCTCGTCCGACTCGGGTATCCGCGAGAAGGATGACTCGGTGTCGCTGGAAGTGACCCGCACCGGCTCGCTGATCTGCGACGACATCAACGCCGAGAACGTGGCGCTGTTCTTCTTCGGTTCGACCCAGACGCTGACCCAGGTGGCGGCCACCGGCCAGACCGAGAATTTCAACGACGTGAACCCGGAAGATGTCTTCCAACTCGGCCTGACGACCAACAACCGCGTCGGGACGCGCGGCGTCTCTGCCGTGGTGGTCACGTCGAACCCCGTCGGCACCACCTACGTCCTCGGCACCGACTACACCGTGGACGCGGATCGCGGCATGATCGCCATCATGCGCGGCGGGGCCATCGCTGCGGGCTCGAACATCACCGTCGCCTTCGCTATCGACGCGGCGTCCTCGGTTCGGGTGCTGTCCGGTTCGGAGCCGGTCGAAGGGGCCATGCGCTTCATCGAAGACAACCCGAAGGGCGACGACCGCGACATCTTCCTCCCCTACGTCAAGATCACGCCGAACGGCGATCTGGCGCTGAAGGGCGACGAGTGGCGGCAGATTCCCTTCAGCATCGAGGCGCTGAAGCCGTCCTCGGGCGAAGCCATCTACGTCGACGGCCAGCCCGTTCGCTCGTAACCAAAACCGTTTCGGGCCGGGGCCGCCGGGGCCTCGGCCCGATCCTATCAACCGCCAGGAGGAATACAGCCCATGGGCTCGCTCGCCGACATCAAAATCCCGACCGTCGAGGTCGAGGTCGCGAAGGGGATCACCGTCACCGTTCGCGGTCTTTCGTTCCTTGACGTGTCCACCATTTTCCAGGATCACGCTGCCGTCCTGGACAAGCTCTACCGTGAGCACATCATCGAACGGCGCGAGATGCCGCCTGCCGACCAGCTTGCCAAAGCCTTGATGACCGAGGCCCCCGACGTGGTGGCCCACATCATCGCTCGCGCGAACGACGAGCCTGAGAGCTTCGAGAAGGTCGCCAAGCTCCCCGGCATCACCCAGATCAATGCGCTGTCGCCCAACTCACCTTCCATTCGGAGGACGAGGTAAAAAAACTCCTGGAGACCGTGATCCAGGGGGCGGGGGTCTTGAGCAATTTGCTCGGGATCGCCAAAGGACCGAGTCTCCCGAAAGCCTGAAGGCGTTTATGTGGGCTCTCAGGGGCAGCGTGAGCTTGCTCCTGGACCACGGCCACCCCCTGGCCCGCCTCTACCCCCTCGGCATGATGATGGACGAAGCGTCCATTGTTATCCGAAGGATCAATAATGGACACGTCACCCAGGCCACTCTTCTCCAAGGTGCCGTGTCTGGTGTATTGTCCAAGAAGGCGAACAAGGAGTTCCAAAAGCAAATCAGTCGCCTCCTGGAGTGATGCAACATGGCCCGTCGTGATGTCGATCTGGTAATCCGCGCCCGAGACGAGGCAAGGAACGCCCTTAACGCGATCAACCAGACCCTCGACAAGTTCGTGGGGACGCAGAAGGACGTTCAAGACGAATCGCAGCGAACGGACTCCCAGCTTGATCGTCTCGGCGCGGCCATCAACGAACTCCAGAAGAACCTGAAGGGGCTGACCGGCGGCGGCGCGGTCGCCCAGGAACTGGAGAAGGCTCGCTCGGCCATGGATCGAGTCCAGGCCGCCACCCAGGCTGCGGCTGGTGAGGCCATTGGATACGAGCGCGAGGCACGGCAAGCGGCCAGGGCGACGGCAGAGCTTCGCACCGAGTCCGAACGGCTCGCGGCCAGCATCAAGCAACAGGAAGCCTCGGTGTCCCAGGCTCGCTCGGCGCAGCGGGAACTGGCACGTTCGACGCAAGCGGGGGCCACGGCCCAGCAGCAGTATGCCGCCGCGCAGGAAAAGCTGGGCCGCGAGATCGCGGAACAGAGCCTGAATCTGGCGAACTATCGCAACCGCTTCCGGGAACTTCAGATCGCCATCACTCAGGTCGCCCAGCCCACGGCGGGCCTGTCTCGGGAGTTCGACCGAACCTACCGGAACATCGAACGGACCCAGGCGAAGATCGCCGACCTGTCGGAGACTCAGCGGCTGATCGCGACCGAGACGGATCGGGCCACGCGCGCAGTCGAGCGGTCGCGGGACATCTACGGTCAGCAGGCCGCGTCGGTCGGTCGGGCGGAAGCCGCTCTGGCGGGGCTCCGAGACCAACAGGTCAAGACCAACACGGCTCTCGCGTCGTCGGCCAGCCAGCAGAACCGCCTGGAGGCCGCTGCCGAGAAAGCTGCCGGTGCCCTTCGCTCCCAGGACCAAGCCCTGGAGCGCGCTGCCGAGAACTATAAGGGCGTCCAGATCGCAGCGAACGAAACCGAAGCCGCGATCTTCGGCCTGGAAGAACAGGTCCGAGGCGGGCTTCTTCGCGCTTTCGGCCAGCAGCGCGCCCAACTGAAGGCAACGGAGCAAGCCTTCGCTGCGAACAGCGCGGAAGCCCGGCGACTGGCCCGTGAGCTTCGGTCTGTCGACGAGCCGAGCAAGGAGCTTGCGGCGGCCTTCGAGGCTACCAGGGCGGCAGCGGCACGAGGGCGGCAGGAGGTCCGGGCGCAGCAGGAAGCCTTGCAGCGTCTGCGCGGCGTCCTGCGGGAGTCGGGCGGCGATCTGGACGAGTTCTTGTCGCGCCAAAACCGTTTCGCCACCATCATCGACCGCGCGTCGAAAGGCTTCGCCGAATACGGTCAGGAGGCCCGCAAAGCGGCAGCAGCGAATGACCGGCTGGTCCAGTCGCAGAACCTTGCGGACAGTTCGGCTCGCAGGCTGGTGGGGACCACTCGCGATCTCGCTCGTGCCAAGGCGGACGGGGCGCGCAGCACGGGCATCTTCTCGAACGCTATCCGGGAGTTCTACGGCGAAACCCGATCTGCGCTGTCGTTCACCCAGCGTCTGCGCGGTGAAGTCCTGTCGCTGGTCGCAGCTTATGGGGGCTTCTTCGCGGTCATCGACCTCGTTCGGAACGTGGTCAATTCCTTCCAGACTCTGGAGGCTGCGACGAACAGGCTGAACGTCGTGTTCCAGGGCGATGACCTCGCGGTCACGAACGAACTTGACTTCCTCCGGCGCAACGCGGAACGGCTCGGGATCGAGTTCGGGGCCTTGGCCCAGGAATACACCAAGTTCGCCATCGCCACCCAGGGGACGAACCTGGAGGGAGCGGAGACCCGTCGCATCTTCATCTCGGTCGCCGAGGCCGCCCGCGTCAACAACCTGACGCTGGACCAGCTTCAGGGCACCTTCGTCGCCCTTACCCAGATCGTGTCGAAGGGCTCGGTCTCCATGGAAGAGCTTCGCCAGCAGCTTGGCGACCGCCTCCCCGGTGCGATCCAGATCATGGCGGCGGGTCTGAACGTCGGCACCGACGAGCTTATCAAGATGATCGAGCAAGGGCAGGTGTCGTCTGACGCCCTGTCCAACTTCGCTGACGAACTCGACCGTCGTTTCGCTGACGCGCTCCCTGAAGCCTTGGAGACCACGAACGCCGCCCTGGGTCGGTTCCAGAACGCTCTGTTCCAGACTTTCCTTCGCATCGGCGAGGGCGGGGCAATCCGGGGCTTCACCGATCTGTTGCGCGATCTGACCGAGACCCTGGACTCCGCGCAGTTCCGGGACTTCGCGGATCGCGTCGGCGCGGCTCTTGGGACCCTGTTCGATGTCCTCGGCTCGCTTGCCCAGAACTTCGATCTGGTCATCATCGCGGCCACCACCTTCATCGGCTTGAAGATCGCACCGTTCGTTGTGGCGATCCTTGTCGTGCTGCGGCAACTTCCGCTGACCATCGCCACGGTTCGCGGCAGCTTCGTAGCGCTGCAAGCCTCCATGCTTGCCACCACCGGCACTCTCACGGGAACGGCAGCGGCGGTCACGCGGCTGCGCGGGGCACTGACCCTTCTCATGTCGAGCACCGGGATCGGGCTCCTGGTGGCGCTGATCGGCACGGGGATCGGGCTCTGGATCACCAGGACGGAAGATGCCACCGAGGCGCTGCGCCAACACGAACAGCTTCTCGATCAGGTCCGCAACGCCTATGACGAGGCTGGCGGGTCGGTCGAGGCTTGGCGGCAGCAGATCGAAAACCTGACCACCACCCAGGCGCGGTCGAACCTTCAGTCGCTCCAGGTCGAGCTTCGCGCCCTGCAACAGCAGTTCCGGGACGCGATTCCTCGTAACGTCCTGGGCGGCGCTGTCGGCGCGGGCGGGGGGTTCTTTACCGAGGTCGACGCGCTTTTTAATCAGTTCCGCACGGGGACCATCGACGCTGACGCTTTTGTCAGTCAACTCGACGAACTGAACGAACGGTTTCGTGAACTGTTCCCGGTCAACGAACAGTTCGCCGAGACCTTTGACGAGATCGCTCGTCAGATCGCCGTGGCGTCTGGCCGCGTTGAAGAGGCCGACCTGATCCTGGTAGCCCTCACCGGGACGGAAGCCGAGGCTCGTGAAGCTCTTCGGCGACTGTCGGGGCAGATCGAGACCACCGGGGACGCGGCGCGTTCGGGCACCGAAGACCTGGATCAGTGGCGGGAAGCCATCGGCAAGCTGCGGGAGCAGGTGCCCAGCCTCGCCGACGAGATCGAAGACCTGGATCGCCGGTCGGAACTGGAGAACGCCTACCAACAGACGCTGCGCCTCGCGCGGACGTGGGGTCAGGTCCTGGAAGCCTTCCGGCTCTACCAAACTGCCTTGAACGACTTCGACGTGGAAGACTTCATCTCGAATCTCCAGGGGGTCGGCGGTGGCACGGCGGGGCTCGCTGCCCAGATGATTCGGGGCTTCGAGGGGTTCCGCGAGACTCCTTACTACGATGTCAACGCCTTCCGCATCGGCTATGGTTCGGACACGGTTACGCTTTCGGACGGAACGATCCGGGCCGTGACCGAAGGTATGCGGATCACGCGGGCGGACGCTGACCGAGACCTCGTTCGGCGGATCATGCAGGAGTTCACTCCTGCGGTTGAACGCGCCGTGGGCTCCGAACGGTTCGCGGGGCTCGATCCTCGCCAGCAAGCCGTGCTGACCTCTCTGGCCTACAACTTTGGTGCAGGAGCCTTCCAGCCCGGAGAATCGCTCGCGGGGGTGGCCGAGGCAGTCCGAAACGGTT